CATGCTTCAGTTCTTCCTGGCGAATACCATGGAGAGCAGGGCTTCTTCAAGCCCTACCCCGGGTCACCAGAGCCTATTAAGATAGGAAGGGATACGTCAGACTTTTCCCGAGTACTTTTTGTACCCAAGGACTCTCGTGGCCCCCGAACAATTGTTAAGGAGCCCTTGATGCGTCTGACGGCGCAAATGAGTTTTCATGTTTGGCTGAGGGATAATCTAAATAGAGAATCTCACGGCCGCGTGAACTTTGTAAATCAGCAAGTAAATCGTGATCTTGCGCGTACATCATCTATTTCAAGACAATGGGCCACACTTGACCTTCGATCTGCTTCAGATAGAGTCGCTTTTTCCGTTATAAATCATATAACAAGAAATTGCGAAGCCTTCAGGTATTTCCTGCGTAGGCGCTCTACCTCTTGTATTTTACCCTCGGGTCGAATACATAAACTGAAAAAGGTCGCTGGAATGGGTTCTGGCCTAACGTTTCCAACGATGAGCCTTCTCATATACCTAGCCTCTTGTCGCATGATAGCGAACCAAGGCGTTACCTATAAGGACGCCATGAAATTAGTCTATGTATACGGTGATGACATAATTGTCCCCACCAAATACGCTGACTTAGTCAGGACTGGACTTACCAGGATTGGTCTACAAGTTAATATGCAAAAATCATACCAAAACTCTTTCTTTCGAGAAAGTTGTGGTGGTGATTTTTACAAAGGCCAGGATGTTGGGCCCTTACGTTTAAGGCTTTCTAACTGTGCTAACGACGTCAAGGATAATATCCTAGTCGTGTCTGGTTCTCAGAATATTTTACAATTCGAGCGCCATGCACGCGAATGCGTGAAACACGGTTTTACTCGCTTAGCGGATCTATACTATCGTCTTATCGAAAAGACTCTTAAGTGTAGACTACCCCACGTAAGTGGTGACTCACCTATCTTAGGTCGTTATAGCTTGATTGCTAATACGAACGAAGACAGTGATGAGTACGGTAATGTTAAGTCCGGTAAATACTGGACAGCAGAACCGGTTAAGATGTACGTTGGAGGAGCTTGGTGCCCATACAAGTACTTAGGTCAACATCTTGCGAAAGATTTAAGCAAGAATATGATTGAGTACTATGAGGGTATTTCAGCTGGGTCCACGTACGAGGAGATAGCAATCCCTCGATGTGTAAAGTACCGTCGCACTCGAAAGAGTAATCTGGTTTTACACGTCTAAGAGACCTTTCTCAATTGTAGACGGTTGCCGCATAATGCGGTTCCCTAAATGGGATTAAATAGGAAGCGAGTTTACCGTCCTAATAGGTCTTAGAAATTTACAAGAAATTGTGAATTTTCCTGCAGAAGCTAAGACCTAGCT